TCTGGACCTGACCGCCAAAGCTGGCGACCAGGTCGGCGATGCTTTTGGCGGTGCCTTTGTGCCGCTGGATCTGGAACGAACTGGCGATGCGGGCGCGCTTGATGCGCTCGGGCCAATCGCTGTCCCAGGTATCGACGGACACGCTCCACGCGAGGAACGGCAGGAACTCGGCCGGGCAGTTCCACGGATTCCAGAGCGTGTCGTGCACCATGGGTACGGCCGACACCTGAGCGTCGGCGCGCTCTACCGCGCGCTCCAGCGGCGTGGAGTTGGGTGGGAGCAGGGAAGCGGCGTCAGGCATCGGTGCCGCCGTGCTCGATCACCACGCGGGTGCAGAACGGCGCTGACTGCGCATCCACCGGCATATCGGCCGTGGGCGCCATCAGCTGCACCCGGTGGACGCCATCGACGTGCAGGGCCGAGTAGAGCGCCGACAGCGGCACGTCGCGGCCCAGGCGCTGGGTCTGCTGCAGGAACAGATCCACGCGGCGGCGGGCCTCGGCCAGTACCAGGGCGCTGTCAGGGCCGTTGAAGGTGACCAGCCGTGCCCGGATCTCGAACGGCTTGACGGTGGCTGGGGCCACGGTCACGTAGTCGGTCAGCGGGCGCACGTTGTCGTTGAGCAGTGCGGCCTCGACGATCTTCAACAGATCGGCCGATGGCGTGCCGTTGCCCTGCCGCGACAGGACCGTGACTACCACCTTGCCCGGCGACGGGCTGGCCACGCTAGCGTCGAGCACGTCCGGGTGTGCCGAGAGCGTGTGGAAGATGTAGGCGCCTTCGGGGCCGGCCACCGACAGGCTTTCCGGCGCCAGCTGGATGCGGCGGCGGAACGCGGCATCGTTCTCGTAGACGGCGGCTGTGTTGGTCTTCGGATCTGCCGGTTTCAACAGCTTGCGCTGCACGCCGAACGGCACCGCGAGGTTGTCCAGGTCGGCGCCCATGGAGTAGGGCAGCAGCAGGCCGCGTGCGCGCTGGTTAAACTGCTCGCGCAGCACCAGCTCGCGGTATGCGCTGGCCTGCAGCAGCTTCATCACCGGATCGGATTCGACCAGGGCGGTGTAGTCGGGGCACAGGCGCCGGAACTCGGCAAGTCGTTCGGCCAGGATGGCCTCGAACGTGCGCTGCTCGAAGATGTCCGGGGCCGGCAGCTTATCGACTTCGATGGCGGTAAAGGAGGACACGGATGCACCGGCTGATGGGTCCGGTCCAGATTCCCATCGCGCGCGCGCGAGGCCGTGGAATGCGGTATGTAGCGCCGCCGCTTACGCTATATGGCCTGCAGGTGATCGAGGATCAGTTCGCGGATCAGCTGTTCGTCGGCAGTGGTGAAGCCGAGCAGCACGCGTCGCGCGTAGGTGACGCGAGGGCCACCCTTGCTCACGGTATCGGTGCGGCCTTCTTGGTGAATGCGGGCGATGCGCGAGACGCGCCCGGCGAAGCCCACCGCCGCCTCGCTGGCACTGCCGTGCACGCGCAGATGCTTGGCCAGCCGGATTTTGCCGAACATGGCGCCGCGTTTGATGCGGCCGGCCTTGGCGCGGCGAGGCGGTGCGTTGCGTCGCGCGGCAAACGGGGAGCCGTCGGGATTCTGTTGGCCCGCGATGCGCTTCTGCTGCGAGCGCCGCACGGCGGTGCCGACCTTGCGTGCCAGGCGGCTGCGTTGGGCGGGCTTGAGCTGCTGCAGCAGCGGCGCTACCCACGCCTCCAGACGCTGCAGATCCTCGCTCACTCGGTGATCGCCGGCAGGGTGCCCAACACTTCACCGTCGGCCGTCAGCGGGCCACCAGCGAGCGTATGGCGGTGTTCCCACTCTGCCGGCGGCTCGGGCAGGTACTGCAGCTGAAACACGCCGGCGTCGTCCTGCACGACGCGCACGCGCTCGGTCAGCGGTAGCCGGATGGCCAGATCGACCACGGTATCGCTCAGCACGTCCACCTCAAAGGCCAGCTTTTCGCGGTTGTCGGGGTTGGCCAGCAGCTCGGGCTGGTGCCGCGTCAACCACTGCAGCAGCGGCACCATGACGGCTTCGGGTGCACCGGCGAAGTCACGCAGGATCAGTTCAAGGGTGTAGCGGTACTGGAAGGACAGGCCTGCCGCGAAGCTGGCCCCCAACCCGCCGTCGTCCACGAACACCAGCAGGCGTTCGGGATCTGCGGCGAGCGCCGGCATCGCCGCGACCAGGTGCTGGCGGAGCAGTTGCGGCTTCTTCATCGCCGCGCGCACTCGGCCAAGGCGGTGTGCAGCTGGATCACCAGCTGCTGCAGCGCCGTCACTTGCTCGCCGGCGGCGTGGTACTGGCCGTAGTTGGCTGCGGTGGTTTCGGCGACGACAGAGAGCGTAACGCCGGCAGCGGGCGCATCAGGATCGCCGGCAGTTCCGGTGGGGGTGACGCCTGCCGCAGCGGCGTCGTGGATGTGCACGAAGCCAACAGGCACAGCGCAAGCGGCATCAGCGGTCGGAGTGACATAGACGGGAACCTCTTTGGTGATGGTGTCGCCGCGCTCGCGCACCACCTGTACGCGGTCCACGTACTCGGTCACGACGCGGGTGGTGCCCTGTGCCAGTTCCAGCTTGCCGGCCAGATCCTTCTTCTCGGCATTGGCGCTGGCCAGGGCGGCGTTGGCGCGGTCCAGCGCGGTGTTGGCGCGATTTACCCGCGCCTGCTGGCAGCTGAAGAGGCCGGCCGTGGCCGCGATCAGGGCCGCGATGGCAAGGGCGCGGTAGAGCATCAGCGTGCGCCCAGCGCGGCCAGGGCGCGGTTGGTGCGTGCGGTGCGGTCGGGCATGCCGTTCGGTGTGGCGCGGCTGCGGGCGTTGCCCAGGTTGACCACCCGGCTGACGCTCAGCACGTCGCGCTGGTCCGCGTAGGCGTTGAGGCGGTTGTCGTGCCAGAACGCGGCCGCTGCCATGGCGCCGATTTCCGGCTCGATCAGTAGGGCGGGCAATTCTTCCAGCGGCTGGCCGATCAGCTGGCCGATGTGGCGATAGTTGCCACGGCCGGTGTGCATCATCGGCCCACGCCCGCGATAGGCGTAGCCGTCGCCGCTGGCCTCATTGCCGTTGCCGTTGCGGTTGGCATAGACGCGGTTGCCCAGCTTCGCCGGCTGGTGGACGAACGCAGCAGCCTCCGGGCCTTCAACGTACTTGCCGAACACTTCGAGCAGGCGCTCGCGGCTGTAGCTAAGCGATTCCTCCACCCGCGACAGGCTCAGGCTTTCGTGGCCGACCTGGGCGAGGAAGTACGCGGCGCGCACGGGGGTGTTGATCCCGAAGCGCTTCATGGCCGCATTGAACGGCGCCACCCAGCGCTGAGCGCGGGCGAGCGGGCATTGCATGATCTGCGCCAGTTGTGGGGCGGTCAGCACGTCAGTTGCTCCCGAACAGGTGCGCGACGTTGCCGCGCGATCGATAGGTGGCCACCAGCAGGACCAGCAGTAGCAGCAGCTGCCAGACGCTGACGTGTGCACGGGCGCCCTGCAGCATGATCTGCAGCGCCAGGCCGCCGGTGACGGCGATCAGCAGCCATGCGCACCAGGCGATGGCGGGGCGGTGCTTGGCGCCGGGGGCCGGCCGGTAAGTCAGCAGACGGATGCAGATGGCCAGGCTGCACAGCAGCGTGGCGGTGGTCAGGAACTCAGCCATCGGAGCCTCCACGCGGCAGGCGAGTCACATCAGCCGTGCGGCTGCGCTCGATCAGGCTCAGGGTCAGGGTGACGATGACCGCCGCACAGATGAACGCGGCAAGGCCCGTGGACACCAAACCGAAGCGCTGCATCACCTCGGTGCCGCCCAGGTAGCCGGCCACCACGCTGATGGCCAGATACACCAGGCGCTTCCAGATCGGCAGGTTCTTGGCCGACACGACGAACAGGGTGGCGCCGGCGAACGCGCCCAGGAAGGCATCGGTTTGGATCCCCGGCAGGATCGACGCAAGGCCGACCCCCGTTGCCAGTGCTGCCATGCTGCCGGTAGAGGTTGGTTCGGTCATCTTCAATCCCATAGCTGAACAAGGGGGCGCATCGCGGCGCCGGTGGACGGTGCGGGTACGTCGGGTAGCTCCACGACAGTGCCAATGGGCAGGACCGGCCCATGCAGGCTGATGCCGTAGTTCAGTGCGTGCGCCTTCTCGACCATGCCGGCGGTGGTGCCCAGATGGCGGTGGCAGAGCGCGTCGAGCGTGTCGCCCTGCATCGAGAGGACGCGCATCAGATCAGTTCCACCGTGACGCGCGGCAGGCCCTGCAGGTCGCAGATGGCGTTGCGCAGATCGCGGCGGATCTCGTCAATGGTCGGGGTGAGTTCCTCCGCACGCTGATTGCCCTGTGCGGTGGCGTCATAGGAGCGGTAGCGTTCGTGCAGTTCGACAGCGGTGGCGCAGCCGACCGCGCGCAGGAACAGATGCACCAGCCGGGTGCTGCCGTCGATCATCTGCGCTGGCACGTCCGCCAGGGTGGCGTAGCCGGCGGCTTCCTTGCCTGCCTGCCACGCTTCCAGTTCCCGCGTTACGTCCATGACCGCCGACACCACAGTGCTTCGCATACGCGGTGCCGGTATGTCGCCGGGGACGCGGATCGCCTCACGCAGCGCAACCACGTCGATCTCCGGCCAGAACGCGCCGGCGGTGACGTTGGGTTGCTTGGCGGCGGGTGATGCGTTGGCAACAAAGCTGCTCATGGTGGCCTCGTAGGTCGCCGGTGGTCGGGGCGTCACACCAAGGGAGAGAGGTCTTGGTGATCGGCCCCGAGCCGGCGGGGTTGCGGGGTACGCTCGGTGTGAGGTCAGTCGTTGGATTGACTGGCCTCGAACTTCTTCATCAAGCGCTCGGCGCGCTTGAGGTCTTCCTTGCCGCCGCAGCTGTCGTGCAGTCGGATGGCTTCGCGCAGATCCTCGACCGCCTGACCAACGGCCTCTGCACTCGGCGGTGTCTCTTCGCTGCCGGGGGGCAGCAGGCAGCGAGCGCGTGCCAGCAGCAGCCGGGCGCGGACCTGATCGGGCATGTCGTGGCCTTTGGTCACTTCGACAGCCCGATTCAGCACGCCCAGGTCGAACGCCGCACCCGTCTTCAACGCGTTGAGCGCGGCGATGCCGATTTCCTCGGCAACGACGCAGCCGGCGGTGCGCTCGAATCGGTCGGGCATCGTCAGGCCATGCGCCAGCACGTAGGCGGCGATGTCCAGCGCAGGGTCGTACAAGCCTGCGTCGATGTTCCACAGCATCAGCGTGGACACCACGTCATCCTGGCCACCCGCATCGGCAGCGAGGACGCCCTCGATGTAGGCGTCATAGGTCGGCAACAGCGCGGCCTTGAGTTGGCCCTTGGCCTTGCTCGACTGAATCTGTTTCAGTCGAGCGCGGTCGGTGGCCAGCTGCAGCAGCGTCTGCTGATAGATCGGCGTGCCTTCCATCAGGTTGCCGCCTGCCGCGCGCTTGGCCGCTTCTTCGGCCTCAACGCGCTGCAGGTGCCGCTTCGCGGGACTGTCGGCCATGCCCTCAGCCCCCGACCTGCGGAGCTTCATCCTGCTCAACGACCTTGATGTTCTCGACCACGGCGCCACGGCCATAGTCTTCGACCACGTAGCAGTCGTTGGACGACTCGAAGTTCGCAATGCGGTTCTTCTCCGGCTCTTCCTTGATGTAGCGGCGACGGCCGTCGATCTGCCAATAGAGGGAGAGGTTGTCCAGGGAGGTGACCAGCAAAGCATCGGCCGGCATGAAGGGAACAACGACTGGCTGCAGGCCACCGATGCGCTTGGTGCCCAGCACCAGATCCGCGGCCAGCTGCTCGGTGGGCTTGCTTTCCTGATTGATGATCGGGAAATACTTGTCATGTACCAGGTTGCGGCCGAGCACGACGACCAACGCCGGATCTTGCTGATGCCACGGGTCGATCAGGTTGGACACCAGGTCCATGACCAGCGCGTCGAGGTTGGCGTAATCACGCGTTGCCTTGTCGCCACCGATCAGCACATTGCCGCCAGCCTTGCCCTTGTTCATCACGCGCTTGGCGGCGTGCTCACGGTACTGCTGCAGCCAGCCCTTGTTCACATCCTGCAACAGCGAATTGGTGGCCCGGCTGGTGGTAGCGGCAGCGCTGGTACCGTTGAACCCCACCATGATGCGGTCCAGTGCCTGGCGCTGGATGATCGCGTCGCGCAGCAGCGTCTGGAAGTTCTTCTGACGCGCCCATGCGTCGAGGCGAGCGTAAGGGATGGCGGTGTCGTAGTTGGTCTGGACGCACTCGTAGCCGGTCTTGTCGAGTGCCGTCACATCCGCAGGCTCGCGCTTGCCGTCGCCACTGGTGTCGGTGCGGCCGGCAATGGTGCCGCTCACACCGACGCCGATTTTCTCGCCCTTGAGGTCGATCACGCCGGGCATGTTGATGGCGGACAGGAATGCGCTGCTCTCCTGAATGCGCTGCTCGATGGTCTGCTGCACGCTCGGCTCGACCGAGAACGACAGGGCGGCAGATTCGATGTTGTTCAGTTCCGCCACGCGGCGGGTGAACTGGTTGAACTGTGTACGGGTTTCGGTACGCATTGCGTTGCTCCGTGAGTAGGGGGCCGGTGGGGATCAGCAGTCGGTGGCGTCGCCGACGTTGCCGCCGCTGCCGGAGATCGGGGGGCGCTGGCTGAACGTCTGCGGGGTGTCATCGAGCGTCTTGCGCACACTGGCCACCTGCGCGGTGAGGTTCTGGACCTTGGTGGCCAGGCTGCGGTTCTCCTCGGCCAGCTGCTCGATTCGGTCTTCCTGTGCGGTGAAGGTGGCCAGAAGTTGTTCGGCGAACTTGGACGCATCGGCCGCAGGATCATCCTTCGGTGCGGGTTCCGGTGCCGGCTTCGGCAGCAGGCCGATGCCCGAAAGCAACAGTTGCATCTTGCTGACGCGCGGCGCCGGCTGCTCGACCTCATCGAAGGTGATTTCCGTCTCTTCCAGTTCGGTGAACAGGTTCTCCGGCGCCTGCTTGCGATGGGTGAGCGGGCTCTTGTCCGGATGCTGTGCTGCGAAGGCCAGCATTTCCGTGCCCAGGCTCGCCGGGGTGTCGGTCACCGCCAGGCCCTGCAGGTACGCCTTGCCCGTGTCGGCGAACTTCGGCGCGATCTCGATGCTGGTGTAGAGCTTCTGCTTGTCGTTGTTGACCATCGCCACCAGCGCGTCGGTCGGTTCGATCTGAGCAAACAGGGCCAGCTTCTTCACGCCGCCCACTTCGACCTCTTCGGCCTTCACGGCCAAGACGTCGCCAAACGCCTTGAACGGGCCATCCGGCATCAGGCTGCGCATGTGTTCCACCCAGATGCGGGCGCCGTACAGCTGCGGATCGTAGGACGCCGCCATATCGGTGATGTGCTGACGCTCGATCACACGGCCGTCGGTGGTTGCGCCCTCGACGGCGACGCGGAAGAACTTGGAACGCAGCTTCTTTTTGTCGGTCTTACCGGCCATTTCACCCTCTGCTGGTGTCAGTGCGCATCGGTTCTCGATGCGATGACCCATGGTCGAATGAGGGCGAAGTTGCAGCAACGCGTGGAGCGTGTAAGCGCCTGTATTACGGGGGTTTTCCGTGTCGCGCACGCGTGGCGACGGGCAACCTGTTCACGTGACCAGCGTAGCCGAAAAACTCCACGTCGATCCACGACGCCAAGCCAAGTTCCTGTACTGGATGGGCTGGCGCGTGTGCGATATCGCCAGCCTGATCGGCGAGAAAGAGAAGACGATCCACAGCTGGAAGGCGCGCGACGAATGGGACCGCGCCGACGCCGTGGAGCGCATTGGCGGCGCGCTGGAAGCACGCTTGGCGATCCTGATTCACAAGGAAGGGAAGACCGGAGGCGACTTCAAAGAGATCGACCTGCTGCATCGCCAGCTTGAGCGTCAGGCCCGCATCCAGCGCTACCAGGGGGGCGGGAATGAGGCCGACCTGAATCCGGCGGTGGCAAACCGCAACGCGGCTCCGAAGAAGAGGGCGCGCAAGAACGAATTCAGCGAAGAAGAGATCGAGCGCCTGCAAACGGCGTTTGTGGATGGGTGTTTCGACTACCAGCGCGATTGGTACCGGGCGGGCAACGAACGCACGCGGGTGATCCTGAAATCCCGCCAGATTGGCGCCACCTACTACTTTGCGCGTGAGGCGCTGATTGATGCCCTGACCACCGGCCGCAATCAAATCTTCCTCAGTGCTTCAAAGAGCCAGGCCCATATCTTCTTGGGCTACATGCGCGGCTTTGTGCGTGAGGTGCTGGACCGCGATCTGACCGGGGATCCGATCACCCTGGCCAACGGCGCCGAGCTGTTCTTCCTCGGGACGAACGCCCGCACCGCACAGGGCTACCACGGCAATTTCTACTTCGACGAATTTTTCTGGACCCACGGCTTTAACCAGCTGAACAAGGTCGCCAGCGGCATGGCGATGCACAAGAAGTGGCGCAAGACCTACTTCAGCACGCCATCCACCATGGCGCACGAAGCGTTCGACTTCTGGACCGGCGACCGCTTCAACAAGGGACGCCCGGTGTCCCAGCAGATCCAGATGGATGTTAGCCACGCGCGGCTGTTGGGCGGGCGCCGGTGTGAAGACGCCATGTGGCGCCAGATCGTGACCGTTCTGGATGCTGCAGGCCGAGGCTGCGACCTGTTCGATATTGAGGAACTACGCCGCGACTACAGCGCCGAGGAATTCGCCAATCTGCTGATGTGCGAGTTCGTGGACGACAGCGCCAGCATCTTCCCGCTCACGATGCTGCAGCCGTGCCAGGTCGACAGCTGGGTGGAGTGGGCCGACGACTTCAAGCCTCTGGCCATTCGCCCCTACGGCGACCGCGCGGTATGGATCGGGTATGACCCGGCCGAGACAGGCGACAGCGCCGGCATCGTAGTGGTGGCGCCGCCGCAGATGCCCGGCGGCAAGTTCCGCGTGCTGGAACGCCATCAGTTCAAGGGCATGGACTTTGCGGCGCAGGCTGCTTTCATCCAGCAGATCACCCTGCGGTACTGGGTGACCTATATCGGCATCGACGCAACCGGCATGGGCACGGGCGTGGCCCAACTGGTGCGCCAGTTCTTCCCCGGCGTGACGATCTTCAACTACTCCCCTGAGGTGAAGACCCGGCTGGTGTTGAAGGCGTTCGATGTCATCAAGAACGAGCGTCTGGAATACGACACAGGCTGGACCGACATCACGCAGTCGCTGCTGGCGATCCAGAAAACCATTACCCCGAGCGGGCGCCAGGTGACCTACACCGCCGGCCGCTCGCGCACCACAGGCCACGCCGACCTGGCGTGGGCACTCATGCACGCACTGCAGAACGAACCGCTTGAAGGCGGCGCCGCTGCGCGCGGCTCCATGGAGATTTTCTGATGACTGACCCTGACCAGGGCGCTACCGCGACCGCGCCTGCCGGCGTCGAGGCGTTCACCTTTGGTGACCCTACGCCGGTGCTGAACTCGCGCGGCATCCTCGATTACCTCGAATGCTGGCGCAACGGGCGCTATTTTGAACCGCCGGTGGATCTGCATGGGCTGTCGCGCACCACGCGCGCAAACCCATACCTGCACAGCGGGTTGACCTTCAAGCGAAACATGCTGGTCAGCACATTCCGCCCACACAAGCTGCTGAGCCGTGAGGCGTTCGCACAGCTGGCGTTGGACTACATCACCTTCGGCATGGCCTACGTTGAGCGCCGCCGCGCTTTGTCCGGTGTCATTCACTCACTGACAGTTCCGTTGGCCAAGTACATGCGCCGAGGTGTGGAGCCCGGCGAGTTCTTCCAGATCCGCTCCGGTCAGATCGAGCATGAGTTTGCTCGGGGCGATGTGTTCCAGCTGCGCGAGGCAGATGTTGACCAGGAGATTTACGGGCTACCGGAATGGATGCCGGCTGTCCAGTCGGCCCTACTGAACGAATCTGCGACGCTATTCCGCAGGAAGTATTACAACAACGGTTCGCACGCAGGCTTCATCCTTTACCTGACCGACTCCCTCACCGAGAAGGACGATGTGGACGGCATCCGAAATGCGCTGCGCGAGTCACGCGGGCCGGGCAACTTCCGCAACCTGTTCTTGCACTCGCCGGGCGGGAGCAAGGATGGATTGAAGCTGATTCCCGTGAGTGAGGTTGCGGCAAAGGATGACTTCACCGGCATCAAGAGCGTGACCCGCGATGACATGCTGGCATCACTTCGGACTCCGCCGCAGCTGCTTGGCATCGTGCCGCAGAACAGTGGCGGCTTTGGCTCGATCCGCGAGGCTGCAGCAGTGTGGTCCCGTATGGAGTTGGCACCGCTGCAGGCACGCATGGCCCAACTCAACTACTGGGTAGGGCAAGAGGTAGTTTCATTCGATTCATTTGCACTGCCGATGTAGTGCTAGTGTCAAGCAGCGGGTGCTGCCAGCGCGGCTCGGCGCTGGACCTTATGAGTTGCTGACTTTGCTATCGCATTCACCTGGGGGGGCATGTGATGGCTGAGCTAGCGGATTAGTTCCTGCCTGCCATATCGCGGCCTCATCTATCGTTAGCTTGAGCAGTGCAGATTTCTTCTGCTTTGCAATGACACTGGTAGGTCGTCCGCAAATCTCCGTGATCTCAGTTGTGGTTAGTCCAGTGCTTATCATTCTCATAACCTGGTCTTCTTCAGGCGTCAGTGTGAGGTTCGACTTGTCGGGTGGCCAAACGCTGGGGTTGCCCAGTGTTAGCTTGAGTAGAGCGGACTGTCTGTGCTTTGAGACAGTACTGGCCGATATTCCACAGGCTTGGGCAATTTCCCAGTTGTTCAGTCCGATGTGCATGAGTCGCATAACTTCCTGTTCCGCGGGGGAGAGGATAGGCGCCCTTACATCTCTAGACTGCGTGCTATGCAATTGAGGACTCATGTACTTTCCCCCTGATTTAACCCTAGAGATTGCTTGTTTGAGCTCGGTCGAGATGGACGCTGCGAAGCTAATCCCCTCAACTCCTATGCTTATTGCCGAGGAAATGCTCGAGCTTGAGCAGCCATCTACCCAGGCGATCATCTTCAAGCCAGGGTGCTGTCGCCTGATTGCTTTTACGCCCGCGAGCCCAGAGAAGTACCGGCTGCCCGGCAGGCTGAGCGAGAAGACAAGGATTTCGGAGGGAGTGATCGCCAGTTTGCGGAGCACGACGTCAAAAGAAGTCGCCTCGGATACGCTTGGTCTTTGGCTGGGCGCAAGTGCTTCTTTTGCATTTGCAATTACGTCCAAGCTCCTATCCGCGATTGTAATAAGAGTATTGCCAGAGCTTGGCATGTTGTCACCATTATCATTCTTGCCCAGGTCATCTTGCTGACTTCGTCGGGCTGGCCTTGGGGAGCAGCAATCCGACGAGCGTCGCACGGACTTCATTACTGGTCGAAGATCATCTATGTCGTAAGTGTGTGGATTCGGTATGGATTGGGATCCATCCCAAAACTAGCTCGCCTCCCAGTCTTCTTCTGTTCTAGCCTGGGTGCTTGGTGGAACGGGTTAGCTTCCTGGTGGGGCGACGGGCTTCGAGCGCCACGAGGAAAGATGCGAGTAGAGGGCTGCGGTAGAGCCCAGTCCAAGCTTGCGCATCGCGCTCTTCTTCTGAGCGCTGATGGTTGCTGAGGACTTCCCTAGGGCGGCCGCGATCTCAGAGCCCTTGTAGCCATCTGCGATTAGTTGAAGAACAGTTTCTTCTGCTGGCGTTAATGATGCGGAGGTGGCGCAATCTACGATGGCCTCGCTGAGATCGTTAGCTATGAAGGGAATTCCCTTCTTTGCGCTCCTTACGGCCAGCTGTAGCTGGCGCTTCGCACTAGACTTGAGGACGACGCCGATGGCGCCGAGCGACAACACGGATCGCATTGTCTGGAGCGAGCAAGTGTCGGGGAAGTAGATGACACGGACGTGGGGAAATCTGCGGCGAACTCTGGCGACTACTGCCGTCCCGGAGTCGCGGTGTCCGTCTCTCATTTGCAATGAAAGGATCAGCAGATCGCAAGGTGTGCTCTCGAGGAAGGAGTTCATCAGCTCAACGGTGCCCACCTCACCAACGATCTGGTTCTGCGGATTCCGCTCTAGTAGAACGCGTGCACCCAATCGAATGACTGGGAGGTCATCGGCGATCAAAATTCGTGTGACTTGATGGCTACGGGCGCGCGGAATTCGTGCGTCGGCGGCCTCGCAATCTATGATGATTTCGCTCTCAGAGCGAGTGGGAGCCAATTCAGCACACGGAACGGCTGAACCTGTGTCGCAATGCCCGTCCAGCGAGTTACCCCGGATGTCACCCTGCACGGTTGAGCGGTCGACGTTGATGCCGTTTGTGCCGCCGCCTGATGCGAGCGTGAGTAGCGCGCCATCGCTCACCCTGCAGCTTTCGAGGCGTTCGGTGGGTTCAATCGCGTATGAATTGCCAAGGCCAGTCAGATCTCGTGCGGAGGCTGCGCTCGGCGCGTTCATGGCAACGAGTGTCGAAACAATGGAGAAGGCCATAGGCTTCTGTGCTGATGGAGGGTCATGTCGATGTGCTCGGTGGTCTGGCCGTTACGACCTTGGGCAAAGAGCGCAGCATTCTTCGTTCAACCCAATTCGGAGTCTATGCAACTTGTTGCATATCTCGCTCTCTGACCTATCGAGTCATCGGCGGTTCACTCAACTTTTCGCCTTGCTCAGTGATGGCGGCGTCGAGATCCCCGTTGGTGCACTCGTCTCCCCGCCACGCCTGCGCACTTCATAGGGTGCTTTTTCTGCACTACCTGCAGCAAGGCTCAGCCCAGGCCCTGTATGCCGTTCTCCGGGATTTCCAAGCATCGGCCGGCCCTGCGGTTCCCCGCGCGAAAGGGGGTGATTCCGCAGCGTTGAGAGGGCGTTGTGTATCCCGTGCCGCCCGTTCAGGGGATGGGGGGTGTCCGGAGAATGGCAATTTCTGCGACCCCGCTTCTTATGGATTTGTAAGTAGTTGAATTTAATGGAAAAGCAGGATTGCAGGAAATGATAATTCAGGGCAATTTTTTGGATGGAGTAATGCAATGTTATTGATTTTTAAGGATATTTCTTTCAAGTGTGGTTACGGTCAAATTGTGCAATCTGGTTGCTGTAAGGTTGCCCTATTGTTGCTATTGGGAAAGTTATTTAAGTAATTGTTTCTATTGAACTAATCTGCGTTTGAATTGTAGGGTTGCAGAAATTGCGGTGTTCCGATGGCCACGACATAAATTCCCAATTAAGGGGAGGACGGCAATCCGAGTCCTCCTCTCGCGCCGCCGTCGCTCTTCCTCTCAGCTGCCTGGCCAACATCCATCCGTCGCAGTCTTTGCGACGGCCAGCCGTATCCTGCCGGCCATGCCCTTGCCCGCCGACTTCTACTGGACGACACGCTCTGCCAGCCTGCCCGACGATCCCTTGACCGTGATCGCGTGCGAGGGGGTGTGGGTGGTGTCGTTGTCACAGCGGGTGGACGACCACACCTGGGTGGCCAGCTTGGACCGGCACCGGAGCGGGCCTGGCGGGCCAACACGCCGCTGCAGCAGCTACGAGCAGGGGCGCGCCGGGGCCGAGATGTGGGTGGCCAGGCATGAGGCCCGCCTGCGAGAGGACGTAGCCAAGATCACCGCATACCGGGAGGCGGTGAGGGCGAACAGGTTGGCCAAAGCACACATCCCACCGCCATTCGGCTGGGAGTAGCGGGGGCGCCGGCGTCGGTTTAGGCGACCGGCTGCAGCAGCTGCTCGGTGTTGTTGCGTGGGGTGTTCACAGTCCGGCTCACGCGGTAGGCCTGCATAGTGGGCGCCTCGGAAGCCAGCAGCATGGCCATCGCGTCCTCCGGCTCAGCCGTGAGCCACGCGTCGAGCTGGCCCGGGTCGATCCAGACAGGCATCCGGTCGTGGATATCGGCCGACACGCCGCTGCTGTCGCCGGTGATGATGGTGAAGGTGCCCAGGTTGCCGTCAGGCAGCAGCGGGCTGGTGTCCTCCCACAGCCCTGCGGCCCAAAGTGGACCGTCTGCGTGGATGAACCACGGATCTTTCTTGCCGTCCACGTCGCTGATCGACCACTCGTAGTAGCCGGCCATGGGCACCAAGCATCTGCGCTTCTTGAACGCGGCCCGGAAGCTGTTCTTGGTGGCCACCGTCTCGATGCGGGCATTGATGGTGGAACCCTGCAGATTCTTCGCCTTGGCCCAGAACGGCAGCAGGCCCCATGCGAGCCGGGACAGCTGCCTACCCGTTCCTCGATCGAGGATGACCGACGCCCGCTGTGTCGGCGCCAGGTTGTAGCTTGGCGGGATCTCGGCCAACGCCGGCGCGAGGTCGACCAGCGACGGCAGTCCGAAGTCTAGAACCGGGCGTTGAACGAAGCGGCCGCACATGATGGGCGCGAGGTTCCGCCACAAGCTGTGGTCGCGGTGTGTAGATACGTCGCAGCTAGATGGAGGGCCGGAACAGTTCTCTGGACCGCTCGGCTACGCCCTCGATGTATTGGGAGAACTCCGCGCCCGCCTCGCCACCAGGTAGAAGCACGTCTGCGGTATGTTCGATCGCGTGCAACGCTTCCAGGTCGAGCCGCCCAGCCTCAATCGCAGAAATCATGCCGATGCACTCAAGGATGCCGTAGCGGACGACGTTGGTCACGTCCAACAGTGCCCGCAGCTGTTTTCGATGCTCCGCACCGAACAGTGCTGAAACGCGGTTCATCACCGCCTCGATCTCTGCCGCGTGGCCACCGACGCTGAGGCTATGGAGGCGAAGCTCATATGATTGCTTCGTGAGGACGCGGTTGGACACGACTCTTTGATCCACTTCGTAGCCTGACGGCGTCGCCCGGGCCACGCTTAGCGAGTCCGTCAGTCCTTCAACTGCAATGAGCACCTTCTCCGCAAGCTCAGCATTTCGCTTGAATCGAAGCTCCTGCTGCCAGCGGTTGACACCCCACGCTGCCACTACCGCCGCCAGCAGCGCGCTCCAACCTTGAATCATCGTGCCGGTGGACGCCCAATCGACGGCGTAGCCATGGGTACCGGAAACATACCCACCGAGGCTGCCGGAGAGCACGCCAATCAGGCACAAGCCCGTTTCCTTCGTGGTCAAGCGCATCTTCATTGCGGTGCGGCTCCTGATGGGACGCGATGCAGCGATTCCGGTCGCAGCTGGGTGTAGCGCTTCAGCTCATTCCACGATTCATGGAGGGTGACAGAGGCCACCTCGGGGATATCGTAGCCCTGTTCGAACAGCCGCGACGTGGCTTCGTGTCGGAGATCGTGGAAGCACAGATCCACGATGCCTAAGCGGATGCAGGCCCGCGTAAATGACGTGCTGATCGATTTCGTGTTGTAGGGGAAGATCCGGTCTTCCCCCTCGATCCGCGGCTGTCGCTGCACGATTGGCCAGGCGTCACCCAGCAGCGCGAACCGCTTATGGTTGCCCGCCTTCTTCCGTGGATGCTTGGCGTCACGCAGGAGGATGGTCCGCGTGGCCACATCGATGTCTGACCACAGCAGGCGGGTAATCTCGCCTTCGCGCTTCGCCGACAGAATCGCGAAATCGATGATGTCCGCCATCGGAATCTGCGAGCGCCAGGCCGCCTGCGTGAAATGGTCGCGCAGCTGGCCCAGCTCCGCATCGGTCGGTCTTCGGTCGCGCCGCTTGGACTTCCCAACCAGTCCAAGCAGCCGCAGGGCGGGGCGGGCCTCCGCGACTGGGTCCACCAGGAGCTTTACACCTTTCAGGGGCGCGGCCAGCTTCAGCAGCTCGGAAAGGTAGCCCAGCTCTACGTTCATGGTTGCCGGGGAGCAAGCTGGGATAATGACCCCCTTGCCGGTCATGTGGTTTCCGGTGACAC